CGAGCGTCATCGTCACTTCGGACGCTTCGTGGTAGCCGTCGATCTCCTGACGGCCCGCGGTGTGCTGCATGCCCATCAGGTCGCCCACCACGTCGGCCCACCAGTCGCCCGCCACCCAGAACTCGGTGGCCGAGTCCCACGCCGGGCCGTCCCACACCACGACGTTGGTCACGTCGTCCGGGACGAAGCCTTCGATGGCGACGTGCCAGCCACCCGCGTCGCATTCGGGGTGCAGGTCCACTGCGACAGGCATGGGGGCGTCGAAGTAGCGCCACGGGGTGCTCATCGCAGCCCTCCGTTGGCGCGGGCGTGACGCCGTTGAGCGGTAACGACGTCACGCCCGCTCGCACCCGCAGGCATGTTGACGGTCACGTTCGTCACGTTCGTACCCGCTGCGCGGGTGGTGGGCGAATCTTCCAGGTCACCGAGCACAGCGCGCAGGCTCGACTGGTTCACACGCAGGCTCACCGGGATGACGACGTTGCGACTCTCGGCGTCCCGCTCGAAAGCGTTGACGGACGACGTGGCTGACGCCGTGTTCGCGCTCACCGCCACGTCCACAGTGCCCTTGCGGTTGCGGGCCACGTCATCCAGTTCGTCGCTGGTGTCGCTCGCCTTGTCGCCGGTCACGTCCAGTTCGTCGCCCAGGCGCTTCTCGGCAGCACGCAGGCTCGACACCTGGCCCTCGTTGCCGTGCATGGCGCGCTCACGCAACGTCCATTCCTCGGTGCCTCTGCGCAGCGCTGATTCCTCGTCACCGAGCAGTTCGTTCAGGCGATCCGCTGCGCGCACCTGATCCTCGATCTTCTCGGCGGTGGTGCCTCTCAGCCGCGCTTCGTCCTCAAACACCTTGAGTCGGGCCTCCACGCCCGTCTCGCCCTTCGCGATGGCCCTGCGCTGCGCTTCGTCCACCTTCTCCGAGATGCGTAGGAACTCTTCCCACTTCGGGATCGCCTTGCCGCTGAGGATGCCCGCCATGTCATCGAGGAACAGGTTGAGCGACTTCATGTCGCGCAGGTCGCCCACCGACAGCGACTCGGCCAACTTCAACTCAGCGGCCTTGCGGATGTTGCCCTCGGCCTCGTTCAACTTGTCGAGGTACTCCTGGGCGCGTGCGTTGGCCTCTTCCTGGGAGGCGTTCACGGCGTCCCAGCCCAACTTGATCACGCCCACAGCGAGGCCGATGCCGCCCAGCAACGGCATGACGCGGCTGATCGCCCCTTCGCTGATGCCCATGGCGCTGCCGATGCGCGTCCCGGCTTCCTCAAACGCCTCCGCGAAGTCGCCCACTTCGCTGCCGACGCTGCCCAGCGGCCCGCTCAGGTTGCGGATGCCGCCCGAGACGTTGCCGACTGCCGTGGAGGCGTCGCTGTCCAAGTCCTTGAAGGCACGCTCGGCTTGGCTCGTGTCAGCGGTGACCTCCACCTCGGGGTCGAGCCGGTCGATCGCTTCGGCGGCCTCCGTGACGTCTTCCAGGTCGCCTTCGGCCTTGCCGGTGTCAGCGCCGACCTTGACGACGGGGTACTCCTTGCCGAGCGCTTCGACGTCGTCCGCGAACTCGTCCAGGATCTTCTGGCCGGTCGTCTTGACGCCGATCTCCACGATCACGTCGTCGGTGCGGCGCGTCGCCATCAGATGCTCCTCACGGCCTTCTGGGCGTGCTCGAAAGCCAGGTCAGGGGCGGCGTCCACGATCCGCACACGCACCTTCTCCCACGCCTTCTTGCCTGCGATCGGCGGGTGCCACACGAACGGGCGCACCTCACCTGAGCGCAACCTGACGCCGTTCACGACCTTCCACTTGCCGCGCCGCTTCACGATCGACGTCTTGCGGGGGATGATCCACCCGCCACGCTTCGTGCCTTGATCCACGAACGTCCACGGGCCGACAGGACGCGGCTTGATGATCAGCAGCGGCGGTGCGATGTCGAACCCCGCGGTGAGCGGCTTGCCGCCCATCCCAGAGATGCGCCCACGCCCGCGTGTGGCCCGCTTGCCTTCATCGACAGCGATCGTCTTCGCCTCCATACCGACAGCCATGAGCGCCGCCTCGGAGGCGTCGCTCAACTCACGGGCCAGCCCACGAATCTGCTCGGCTGCGGACACACGCTCTACGCCTCCGCCATCTCAGGCTGCGCCTCGGTGCCGACGACGACCGCGGGCTTGATCGGCGTCATCGCGAAGACGGGGAGCGTCACGTCGACCTGCGCGGCGGCGCCCGTGGAGAGCGTCACGTTGGGGCGCACGAAGCGCACCTCGGCTGTCCACGCCGGGCCCGCGCCCACCGCGCCACCCGTGGGGCTGACGGTGACGTAGCCCTTCTTCAAGTGGTTGTCGGACAGGAACCAGGCGAGCGAGTCGGCGGACTCCCAGTCGCACAGCACCGACAGCACGAGGCTCTGCGTGACCGACGCGATGTCGGAGTAGCCGTCAGCGCAGAACGACGCGGGGACGTCGATGTTGTTCGGGGACTGCTGTAGGTCGTACGCCGCGATGTCGCACGTGAAGTCCTTGACGGGCGGGTCGACCAGGTCAGCGAGGATCGTGAACAGGCCGGGCACGACGAGGGTGGTGGCCACTAGAACTCTCCCTTCGCCCTGACGGGCACGTTGGTGGTGTACGCAGGCAGTTGGACGTCGCCCACGTCGATGATCGTCGGGTCAGCCGTCGTGCCGCTCACGGCCTTCATGACGGCTGGCAGATGGTCGAGCAGCCAGGCGATCGCGTCGTCGTTGCCGGGTGGCGGGGCGACGACGCTCACCGGGTACTGCATCGCGACGTTGCACCAGTCGAGCGCTGCCGCTTCGATCGCGAACGGGACGCCCACGAGGACGCACGGCGGGTTGATGTTGCGCACGTCAGTGACGACACGCAGCCCTGTGGCGGCGAGCGCTTCGACCAGTTCCTCACGGGTGGCGGCCAGGCTGCCCATCAGCCCACCGCCATCTTGCTCACGCCCCACAGTTTCAGGCACTGCCCCCACGTCCCCCCGGACGGCGTGAACGTGCCGAGTTCGCTCATCGACGCGAAGCCATCGACGGCGCCGCGCTCCCGGTAGAGCGACACGGCGTACATGACGGTGCCTTGCTTCACGGCGTCGTCGGGGAGCGCGCTCTTGTCGTCTACGTAGCCCGCTGCGAAGCGACGCCGATAGGCGACGTCGTTGGCGGCAGCAGTGACCTGGGTGAGCCATGCATCGTCGGTCGTGTCCGCTGGCGCGATGCCTAGCGCCAACTTCACGTCGTCGGTGGTCACCCAGGTCACAGCCATCAGGGGCTACTTCTCGTTCTTCTCGTCCGACTGCCTGGTCGTGCCCGCCAGCGCGCCGACCGAGATGAGAGCGGTGGGGTAGTCCACGGCGAACTGGAAGTAGCCGTACACGCCGAGATCGACGCCGAGCAGGCTGACGTCCACGACTCTGATGTTGACGGGGGCGTTCTGGTTCTCGTAGGTCACCGCGGCCTGCGAGGACGACACGAGCAGCGTGCCTGCCGTGGCGAACGGCATGATCACGACACGGGGGACGGGGAACCCGCCGTTCACCGCGGAGAACAGCCCAGGGCCGATCTTCGCGAGGTTCGTCCAGAGCGTGCCGTAGATGTCGCCAGCGGTGAGGATCAGGTTGGGGACGAGCCCTGTCGAGGCGACCATGCCGAACGCTGCGCCGATGTCCTCGATCATGTCGCCGCTGGTGATGCCGCCCGACGTGGCGGCGGCGATCAGCCCCGCCTCAAACGCCGCTTCGGTCTTGCGGGCGTACACCTCGGCCATCATCGACAGGTACGTCTCGATGGCGTCGGGACGGCCCCAGTCGATGACCTGGATCGAGAGGTCGTTCCCACCCGCGTAGGTCGGTGTCTGCAACGTGACCCACTCGATCTCGGCGGGGCCGGACGCGATCTGCGTCTTCTGGGTGGCCTGGACGTCCACGAGCCCGAGCGTCTTCCAGCGCGGGTGCATGATCGGGGAGCCGGTCAGGTTGCGCTGCGCGAAGGCGTCCACGGCGGGGCGTCCCACCTTGATGATCCCCACGAGGTCATCGACGTACTGAGGCGCGACGAGCCCGGCCATCGAGCCCGTGGTGACGTTCGCCAGCGCGGCTTGGATGCGCTGCGGGTCGCCGCCCTGCGAAGCGATGATCGTGGACAGTCCTCGCAGGCTCATCGACTGCGCCGGGGGCGGCGCCGAAGCGTGGAGCGGCACGGTGGTCGGGCCGCTCTCGGTGGGGGCGGTGGCCGTGACCACCGGCTCGGGCTGGACGGTGGTGTCAGGCACCTGGACCTCCTGTGTTGGTTGTGAAGCGGCGACGCGGTCGATGCGTGCGCCGTCGAAGGCCGGGAACGGGACGACGCCGAGATGGCGCCACTTGCCCTCGGCCACGACGAGCACCATGCCGTGCTCGTCTGACTGCTCGTAGGAGAACTCGACGGGATCGACCGCGACGGAGAAGCCGGTGATGGCGTTGTCCTCCGCGAGAGCGAGCACGTCGTCGCCGCTGCCCGTCTTGGAGATGCGGGTGCGCACGTACACCGACTCGTCGCTCGACGTGGAACCTCTGACGACGCCGATCACGCTGGCCTCGTCGTGGCCTCGCACGACAGGGATGCCGTCAGGGCTGGGGAGCGACCCGGCGAGGAACTTGACGCAGCCCACGTTCGTCATGCCGACGCGGTCGTACGGCACTGCCGTCCCGGCGATGACGCGACGCTCCCCCGCGTCGTCGGCTTCGATCACGAGTCGCTGGCCGACAGCGAACGCGTGGATGACTCCGGGCTGGTCAGGCATCTTGTGACACCCCCTGCGTAGTGTCCTGGTTGTAGGCCACGGACAGATCGTTCGGGCTGGGCTGGCCTTCGGTGAGCGGCGAGCGCAGCCAGGCGTTGAGATCGAGGCGCAGGCCGTTGCCGTTGGGCATGACGTTCGGGCCGCTCAACGTCTGCTCGATGCAGTTCACGTAGGGCATGGCGCCGAAGTCGATGAGATCGCTGCGGGCCTGCTGAGCGTTCTGGTAGGTCATGCCGGTCCCTGCGGGCGCCCCCACGAGGTACGGCGGGACGTTCGCGAGGCGGGCGAGTTCCAGCGCCTGGTACTGGCGGGCCTCCACGAGTTGGAGTTTCGACGGGTCGAGCGATGACTCCTGGTAGTCCGTGACGTCGTTCAGGGCACCAGTGGCGTTGCGCATGCGGGCTTCGTGCCACGCCTGGGCGAGCATCCCCAGTTCCTCAGCCGACATCGGCTCCCCACCCGTCTGCTTCAACCAGCCGCTGGGTGTGTCGCACGCCGAGTAGCGCTGCGCCGCCGCGTCGAGTTGCAGAGCGGTCGAGATGGCGCGATGGCCGAACGCCAGCAGCCCTTCGATGGGCGACAAGAACTCCACGAGGTCACGATCCGGGATCGCCACTTCGGTGCCCCAGTTCGCCTGCTTCCACCACAGTTGGCCGTCGTGGTCGATGCGGCACTCGGTGTACGGCATGCGCTGGAACGACGCCGGGTAGTTGGTCGAGTAGCGACTCGACACCCGCCAGAACGCCCTTCCGTGGAAGATCAGGTCGTCGCATGTCCACGCCAACGTCCAGTTGCGGGTCTTCGTCGGGTCGGGCCGGCCGAACCACTGGGGCGGCGGTTGACGTTCCTCGATGACCTGCCCGGTCGGGGCGTCCCAGCGGAGCCGCAGCGCGATGAGCGGCAGCGAGCCAACGGCTGAGCAGATCAGGTTGCGTGCCCGGCTGATCGTCGGGATGCTCATCGCGGCTTCGCGGTTCCACCAGAACGCGATGGGCGGCGCCCACGTGAACGGGGCGAGCCGGTCCATGCCAGTGCCCCAGCCGGTCATCGGGCCGGGGGACGTGGCGGGCGACGTGTCGCTCTGGTAGGCGGCTCTGATCTCGGCTTCGGGAGGGCCGATGAACCAGCGGAGAGGGTTCTTCGCCATGCGCACGCATGGTCGGCCACGCAGCGGGCTGGCGCTAGGGGTGCGCGTGAGAGATAGGGCGAGCAGGTCGTCAGGCGCTGGTGGCGATCATGGGCCGTCGTCTGGTGGTCGGCGTCGTCGCCAGGGCCACGCCCCACACCAGGCAGCGCGCCAACTCCACGGGGCCAGGTGACTTGTGCGACGAGATGGCGAGCCCGCCTTGCGTCTTCACCGCGACGGCCCGTGACACATGCTCACTCAGCGCGACGCTGCCGTCGTGATGGACACGCCCGTCGAGGATCGCTGAGCGGACCAGCGCCGTCCACGTGGCGATCTCCTTGAAGCCGACGACGGTGGTGCGGGCACGCCAACGCTCGGGGAGATGCACGTCGAGCGAGGGCGTCACAGCGAGGCGCAGGGCGGGGAACGTGCGCATGAGATCGTCTGTCTCTCGCCAGAAGGCGGGCTCGTCGTCCACCACGAAGGCGACGGAGACGTGGGCGCCGTTCTCGTCGTCCGGTGTGACGCTCAGAGCGACGTACCGCGAGCCATCCTGGCTGACTTCACCCACGAGCCACCCGGGCGTCGATCCTGGGCGATCCTGGGTGGCCATCGTGGGACTTCCGTAGCACTCGTCCCACGCTCCCTGGGGGAGCCAGCCGGCTTCGGTGGCCACCCACAGGTTCAGCGACGCTCTGAGGAACGCTGAGCGATCTGGTGCTTCGGCTTCGGACTCCAACGTGTCGATGTCGAGGGTGTGCCCGAGCGCCGGGTTGCCCCAGCGCCAGGCGCGACGATCCATCGGGTCGATGCCTGGCGGTGGTGACCACTCAGCCATGTGGAGGCTGCCGGGCGTGGCCTTGTCGATCTGGCGCAGTCCTTGTTCCCGCCAGCGCAGCATCAGGGTGGAACGCTCCGTGCCCGCCGTGGACCACATCGAGATGAGGGACGAGCGACGGGCGCGACGAGCCGGGTCGAGCCCTTGGTCTACCGCTTCGGGCTTCACCGCCCAGCACTCGTCCACCACGGCGAGATCGACCGTCAGCCCATGGCCGCACGCAGCGGTGGGGGCGAGGACGTAGAGCACTGAGCCGTCAGCGAACGTGATGTCGGCACGCCCGTATGACCAGCGGGCCACACAGTCGAAACGGTCGAGCAGCACGGGGAACAGTTGCTCAGCGAGGATCGTGGCGAACCGAAGTTCGTTGGCGGTGAGGACGACGACCTGGGCCTCGTCTCGCATGGCTGCGAACTCGGTGAGCCACCAGCCGACCAGCGCCTTCACGCACAACGACTTGCCGTTCTGGCGGGCAGTGCTGTCGAGCGCCCGGCGATGGGTGAGTTCGCCCAGTCCTGGGTTGGTCGCCCCGTCATGCTCTAGAAGGCGCGCCAGGGCGTACTGCTGCCACACCATCGGCACGGTGCGCAGATGCGCCTCGCACCACGCCGCCACCATCGGGCCGTACGAGTGCTCCGAACGCACCACGTAGCCCACAGCCGGGGGAGGTCCATGGCACGGCGTCACCAGTCTCGGCAGGTGTCGCCCGACATCGGCGTGCTCATGCTCGATCTCGGCCTGTACGGCGCCTTCTGCCCGGTTACGGGCCGGTTGGGAGATTCCCGACTGGTGGGTGGGGTCTGGGGCTGGCGTCGGCCCAGGAAACCTGGCGGCTGCGGCTGTTGCCGCTTTGCGGGCTGCGGCCTTCGTCTGTCGTAGTCGGGCGCCGAGCGCCGAGTTGTGGGGCCTGCATGCGGGGCGGAGGTTGTCGAGGTCGTCGCTGCCTCCGCTGTCGATCGGCACGATGTGGTCTGCCGTGGTGGCTGGTGCTGAGCAGCGAGGCATGAAGCATGGCGGGCTGTCAGCCAGCAGCAGGGCTCTGTTGCGCCGGTAGGTCGATCCGTTGTACCTGCGCTTGGATTCGCTGGTGCTCACGGCACGTGAGCCCACGTGTGGCGGGCCACGATGCGACTGATGGCCTGCTGGCCGACTGGGTAGCGCTGGGCGAGGGCTGTCTGGCTGACGCCGCTGGCGTACTCGGCTCTGATGGCGCGCACGTCCTGCTCTGTGAGCCTCGTCTTGTTGTTCTGCTCGCCTCGTCGCACGCCGCCGCGTGAGCGCCCTTTGCGGCTGGCGTCCTGGTTGTTGTCAGCCGCAGTGCCAGCGAACAGATGGTCCGGTCGTACACACGACGGGTTGTCGCACTCGTGGCACACGTACATGCCCGCTGGGATGGGGCCGTAGATGTCCTCGTAGGCGACTCGATGCGCGTAGTCGTTCTTGCCGAAGCGCCCGTAGCCGCTGGGCAGACGCGCTGCCTGCCATTCCCAGCAGGACGTGTCGTCGTCCACGATTGCGACCTTTGACCAGAAGCGTTCTGCCGTGTTGTCCCTGCTCATGCACCACGCGAGCACGAGCCCGTCATCTACGCAAGTGGTCACGATGAGCCTGCGATGTCGATCACCTGGGCGTCACCGAGTTCCAGTTGCGGCTGCACGACAGCGGCACCCACACGGCTTCTGCTCGCCGGGCCGATCGCCAGCATCTGCTCGGTCACGGTCATCAGCGCCTCCAACGTGCGCAGCGCCTTGCGGGCCTGATGGTCGTCCTCTCTGAGTGCCTTGATGCGGAGTTGTTGATACTCATCCACCTGCTCCGCGTAGCGCTGCACGACCAGCAGGTCGCATGCCGCCATCCATGAGGTCGTGGCCAGCACGTAGTCCCACGCCTCTCTGCCGAACGTGCCGAGCGGTCTGAGCGGTGTCGTGTCGCGCTCGACAGGCGCCAGTTCGATCTGGGTCGGTGGTCGGTGATGTGCTGAGCGAAGTTCCAACGGGCGACGGTTGCGTCCATTGAAGCCGCCACGTCCCGGAGGCATCGCTTGCAGGCTATTCGCAGCAAACACGCCGCGCCTAGTGCCTCCATTTCCACGCTTTGTCACGCAACGGGCGCGACACTCTCGCGCGAGACGGTTCTAACGATCGGTTCTGCCCAGCACGCTGACCAGCGGTGTCAACCCCGTAGAGCGAAGCGTGGGTTGACACTGCGGAACGAACGGAGAACACCATGGAGTCAGCCACGCCCGTCCAGGGCGGGGCTTGACGGCTTCGTTGGTCAGTTCCCGGGGGAGTCCCAGCCGAGAGTTCTCAGTGGACTCGCATCGCCGCAGCGGACGCTGCGTCAATGCTCACCACGAGACTGATAAGGGGACGTTAGCCATGCACAACAGATACCCGTCAAGTGTCTGCGTTTCCGCTGGTCAGCCTGCATAAGCATTCGCACGCATTATCCTGCATTTCGCTGCTGTCCGCGAACGTGCTGGTCACGAACTGCCGGAGCGTGTCAAGTCGTCCCTCTTGCAACTAACGCAAAGCCCGCACATTCACACGCACCTTTGACAGACTGTGTGCATGGCTACCGACGCCCCGTTCCGAGCACGCTTCCCTGGGTGGTGCCACCGATGCGACAACCGCTTCGGGAAGGGCGTGCTCGTCCGCTTCGATGAGACGTCCAAGCGCTACGTCCACAAGGAGTGCCCTGCCCATGGCGGGCATGCTGGTGGCGGCTATCGCGTGCGACCTCGACGCACTCGCGTCACCGCCCACGTACGCTGATCGCGCCCTCTACCTCTCGTGGGGGCGGGTGTGGAAGGGCCGGGAGTCGCAGATGCGGCCCCGGCCCTTCGCTTGTGTGGCAACGCGGCAGACTGTGGCATGGACTTCCTGGACGACCCAGCCCACGTGCCGAGCGCCGATGACAACCCGACGGTGCTGGCGGCGTGGATCGTGAAGCACCTCGACTGGGACGCAGCCGAAGCGCTCACCCGAGCGTTGGAGGACTGTGGCCTGGGCTACGCCGCCGACGACGAGGACGACGACGACGAGTAGCGGCAAAGTCAGATCGATCTGACTTTGCCGTGGGAAGCGCTCACGCCAGCAGGCGACGCGCCTCTTCGACCGCCAGACGCTCGCCATTCGTGCGTGTGTACCTGGCGACCATCGACGGCGACGACCAGCCCGCGGTGCGCATCAGCCCGACCTCGCTGCCGCCCTTCGCGAGCCAACGTTCGGCGTACGCCCTGCGAAACGAATGGGCGGTGATCTTGATGCCTGCTCTGGCGCAGCGTCGTCGGAGCATCTGGCAGACGCCGTTGCCGGTGAGTGGCCGCCCGTCGTCAGCCAGCCACAGGGCTTTGTTCAAGTTTGAGCATTCGCCTCGTTCCACGACGTACGCGCCGATGGCCTGGCGAGCGTCGCCGCACAGCACCACGGAGCGCGGCTGGCCGTTCTTCGACTGGCGGACCACCACCACGTCAGGCGGCAAACCATCGTCAACGATGGTTCCCCGAGCCAGCGGCAAAGCACTGTCGACAGTGCTTTGCCGAGCGTCGCCAGCGCACGTCACGTCGGAGAGGCGCATGGCGACGACCTCGCTCCGTCGCATCCCCGTGGACCACAACGTCCACAGCAGCGCCCGATCCCGCACAGAGTTCGTGTCGTGCGACACGATCTCGCAGGTCGCCAGGAGCGCTCGGAAGTCGTCCTCTGACGTGACGCTCACGACGCTCTCAGCGATCCGTGGCGCTCTCAGCCCCACAGTCGGATCGACGTCCACGAGGCGCTCACTGAGCGCCCAGCGGTAGAACGCTCGCAGCGCCCTGCGCGCCATCGCCATGGCGTTGGGGGAGGACTGGGCCAGCAGGAACGCCACCACGTCGCCGCTCGACGGAACTGGGTCGTGCGACCCAGTTGCAGCGTGCAACCAGTCCTGCCAGTGCCCCAGATAGTGCTCGTACATCGCCCACGTGCGCGGCGAGAAGCCGCTCGCCTCCCAGTGCCAACGGAAGGCGGCCAAGTGATTCACATGTGAATCGCGCCGTGAGTGGCGAGTGGGCGTAACAGGACTCGAACCTGTGGCCTCTACCGTGTCGAGGTAGCGCTCTAACC